ATCCAAAGAATACAAAAAAGATAACTTTGATGACATAAATGGATATACAGAACTGTTGAGGAGGCTAGTAATAAATGAGCAAAAAAAGGGGTAAAAGACCGATGACACCAAAGATGTTGAAGCTATTGCAATTTATTAAGAATTACACTAAAAAGAACAAGTATAGTCCAACTTTTTCAGAAATGGCAATAGAGTTGGGTTATAAAAGTAAAAATTCTGTTTCTTCTTTACTAAAAAAATTAGAAGAAAGAGATGAAATAAAAAGAGATTATGCAGGTTATAGTCGGAATATTGAAATAAATGGTTAAAGTAATTAAAACATCTGATCTTGAGTTAGCTGCTAATTTCGAAGAAATTTTTGATGGTGCTACTGTGCAAGAAGCAACAGAAAAAGCACATAATCAAAAAATGCCTAGTGAGTCTGCAAAAGTAAATATCACCGATACCAGACTTGTTAAGGCACACATTAAACTAATCGGTGAGGAGAATGATGAGCTTAAGAAATAGCAATGTTCGTTTATACACTAAGCTAGATAAGGCACACAAAAAGATTTTTGGTGCTAAGGATAAGGGAAGACAGTGTGTAAATACTCTAAAGGCATTCAAAGAGTACAATCAGTTGTACCGAAGAATTGTCGAAGCTGAGAACAAAGATGCTAGATTTTTATATACTTAATTAAGTATATAGGAAAAGTTGCATTAATACTTAAGGGATTCTATACTCTAAATTAAAGGAAGGAAAAACATGAAACTATCACCTAAAGCAAAGAAGAACCTAGAAGAAGACAATCAATTCTATATTGATCTTGGAAAGAAACTAAGACTTGCAAGACGAACTAAGATAAATGAGTTTACTGGTAAGGAAAGTTTTATTAGCCAAACTAAAGTTGCAACTGCACTCAAAACTACATTTCAACAAATAGGTAAATATGAGAAAGGTGAAAACCGAATACCTATAGTCAATCTAATTAAGATAAGTAAGTTTTTAAAAAAACCATTAAGTTATTTTTTAGATGATTGGCAAGAAACAAATATTATTGCTGAACAATTTAATACTGCATTTGAAAAAGAATATGAAAGATTGCAGAAATAATGTTTGTTCCTATATTAGAAAAACTTAAAAAAATAAATCCAACAACAGATGAGTATGATGAGTTTGAACATTACAAAACAATTATATTTAAAATGATTGCTAATGGTCATGCAGCTCACCAAACAATACCAGGTTATGAAAACTGTAAACCAGAGATCGAAGCATTTAGATGGTTCGATGGTATCAACATACCTGTACATGGATATATAGATTTAAAAGGAGATAAGGTAATTATTGAGGATAAATGCAAGTTTCCTAGAAAGGGTAAGATTAAAAAAGATGGCACTAGGTCTTGGTTTACCTCAAAGTTACCTGAAGACAAACCTGAACCTTATAATCTTTTGCAAGTAGATTTCTATTGGTCAGTATTCAAAGTGCCTGTGTATCTTTGTTATATCAATGAAGAAACTTTTAAAGTATTTCATGCAGGTAATTGTGATGAACTAAAACCTGAGAACATAGAAAAGAGAATACCAAAGATTATTCAAAGATGTAAAGTAAGACAAAACTTAATGCAGTTAAGCAACGATGCAAAAGTAATCAAAAACTATATCCAACCTCAATTCGATCATTATTTTTGGCGAAACGATTTAGATGAAAATTATTTGCAAGATGCAATAAAATTTTACGAAAGTTAATTTTTTCGAATCACCTAAATTTTTTCAAAAACAGTCAGATCACATTTTGTTACAACGTCAATGCTAACTAATTTAATGTGGTGCGACAGAAATGTTGATTACTATTCAATAAAAATATAAAAAAATTTACCTTAAAATTCAAAAAAGCTTTTTCTTTCAGTTTATACACCGCACTAATCAATAATAATTTTTTCCAAAAAAACATTTTACTCACTTTTAGACGATTTCAAAAAAGTGCGTATGATAAAATATATTTATAAAAAAAAATAGGAGAGAAAAATGAGTCATGAATGGAAACACCCAAGCTACTATAAAGAGTTAGCAAAGGTAAGAAAAGAGTTTGAAGAAAACTCTGAAGAAGAAAACAAAAAAGA